ACTTTAGGTGCGTCTTACTATATGCCTTTTAGTGCAGATGCTGGTGGAGGCACTGGCGCTGCATTATATTTTTACAATGACTTTTTGCATTTTGGTCAAGGCGCTACAACTTATAGAGTAACAAGCGCATTATATAGAGACACATCTTCTTGGTATCATATTGTATTGGTTTTGGACACTACAGATGCAACAGCGTCTGACCGTGTTAAAATGTATGTAAATGGAGACGAAATAACAGCATTTTCATCTTCAAGTGACCCAGCACTTAATTCTGATTTGGCATTTAACAACAATGTTGCTCACGCTATTGGAGCAGATATACCAAACACAGGAGCAAGAAATTTCTTTGACGGCTATATGGCAGAGGTCAACTTCATTGACGGCACTGCCCTAGACGTCACCAGCTTTGGCGAAACCATCAATGGCATCTGGGTGCCAAAGCGGTACAGCGGTAGCTATGGCACTAACGGCTTCTACCTGTCATTCGCAGACAGCAGCGCAATAGGCGATGACCTATCAGGCAACACCAATGACTGGACTGCAAACAACCTAGCCGCAAGCGATGTCGTCAGCGACTCTCCCACAAACTCATTCTGCACCCTCAACCCACTTACACACGGCACATTCCCAACATTAAGCGAGGGCAACCTAAAAATTGCATCTGTCTACAGTGCGGATTTATCTGGAGTTGCTTCTACTTGGTATCCTACGACTGGCAAATGGTATTGGGAAGTTCACAATGAAGGCGCAACATCAACATACCCATATTTAGGGATTACTGACCAGCGGCAAACTATGACCAATGCAACAAAAGGAAGTTTTTACAGCGTTGCTTGGCTTAGAAATGGGAATGTCGCTAGTATGACTGGCACAAATACCTATATGGGAACTATCACAACAAACACTGTTACAAGCTGGACAAACGATGACATCATCATGTTTGCGCTTGATGTTGATGCTAGAAAGCTATGGGTAGGCAAAAACGGAACTTGGGACGGCAGCGGCGACCCAGCCGCTGGTTCCGGTGAGGATGCATCTTGGACAGTGGATACTGGCGTATCACCGTCGTTTATGGGTTATGCCGGTCAGGGTCTTAACTCTGTATTTAACTTCGGTCAAGACGGTACATTCGCTGGCAACCAAACTGCTCAAGGCAACGCAGATGAAAACGGCGTGGGTGATTTTTATTACTCGCCGCCGTCTAGTTTCTTGGCTATGGCGACCGCAAATATTGAGGACGGTGCCATCAGCCCGAACAGCGAGGAACAGGCTGACGATTACTTTGGCACCATTCTATATACCGCCGCTACCAGCAATGGCACATACACACACGGCAACTTGTCGTTCCGGCCTGACTTTAGCTGGATTAAAAACCGCAATAATGTAGAGAGCCACTTTTTGATTGATAGTGTGCGTGGTAACGAGTCAGTTTTTGATAAGTTTCTTCGGTCTAACGCAACTTCAGCGGAAGGCGCGAACGGCACAAGCGGAACCACTTTCAGTGTTACAGATACAGGTTATGAATTTGTAGAAGTATCAATTAACTCTGGAGAACTGTACTTTAATAACAGAACCTACGTTGGCTGGAACTGGAAAGCTGGCGGCACAGCAGTCAGCAACACTGATGGCAGTATTACGTCAAGCGTATCGGCGGCACCTGAGGCTGGGTTTAGTATTGTTAGCTGGACAGGCACAGGTAGCGCAATCACGGTTGGACACGGATTGGGCGTGACCCCATCAGTAATCATAATAAAAAATCGGGATGGTGGAGATAATGCTGACCCTGACCGTTGGTATGTTTGGCATCAGTCGTTTTCAAATACTTCAAGAGGTTTTTTGCGGCTTAATGACACAATTGCAGAAGGGGCGTCTAGCGTAATTTGGAACGACACGGCACCAACAAGTAGCGTTTTTTCAATGGGCAGTGCGTATTCTGAAAACGGCTCTGACTTTATAGCTTACTGTTTTGCTGACGTTGATAGCTATCTGAAATGTGGCAGCTATGTCGGCAACGGAAATGCAGATGGCACGTTTGTCTACACAGGTTTTAGACCCGCGTGGGTTATGATAAAACGTACAGACTTTGTAGAAAATTGGTGGATGTTCGATAATAAAAGAAGCCCTTTTAATGTTGTTGACAAAGCTCTTATTGCCAATGACCCCATTCAGGAAATCAGCAACACATCAATCCCAATTGATGTTTTATCAAACGGATTTAAATTGAGGAATAATTATACCGGTTTGAACGCATCAGGCGGCACCTTCATATACCTAGCCATAGGTGAGGCCAGTTTCAAATATAGCAATGCGCGGTGATATAGGAGAAAAACGCGATGTACAAATATAATGGTAAAGTCATCCGCGCTGGCCGGGCGTGGTCATCAGCGGCAGGACATCATCCTGCCAACTGGATGCTTTTGAGCGATGAGAAAAAAGCCGAAATCGGTCTGGTGTATGAGGCTGACCCGGTAGTCGCCAGCTTCGACAATCGCTTTTATTGGTCGGCTGGCATCGAGCGCGCCCTCGAAGACGTAAACGAGGTTAATGACGATAACACGCCTATGCTGGACGAAAACGGCGATCAGGTCGTCACAAAGGGTCTAAAGAGCAACGCCATCGCGCAGACCAAAGTGACTGCGGCTGAATTGCTGGCACCGACAGACTGGATGGTTGTGCGCTCTGCTGAAAACGGCACCGACATTGATGCCGACACACTGGCCTATCGCGCCGCAGTCAGGAAGGCGTCTAACGACATCGAAGCCGCGATCAGTGGTGCATCCACCCACGCGGCGTTTGTGGCGCTGTATGACGTACCTATGGTCGATGGCGAGCCATCTGGCAACGCACCCATCAATGATTGGCCTGATGCTTAGTCACGATGGAGCCAATCACGACAGCTATCGCCGCAGTCACTGCGGCGTCAAACGCTATTGGCTTTATCAAATCACGCATTAACGATGTCCAGTCGGTCGCTGAAATAGGCGACCAGATCTCCACGCTTTTCTCAGCGCAAAAAAAGCTCAACGAAGAACGCAACAAACAGGCTGGCGTCGGTGATATCAGCATCCGATCCAGCATTGATGTTGTGCTTGAGTCAAAGCGTCTCAATGAGGAAATGCAGCAGATCGCCACGATGATCAATATGCGCTGGCCTAAAGCAGCAAATCAAAAATCCACCTGGCAGGAAATTCTTGACCATCACAATCAGGCATTGCGTGACCAAAAAGAGGCGATCAGGAAAGCGCAAATTGAAGCGCGTCGAAAACAACACGAAATGGAAACGGCGATTAAGACGGCGTTATCAATCGCCTTTGCGATTGCAATCGGAGTCGGGCTGATCGTTTTCTTAGTATCTTTTGCAGTGAGATGATAGATGAGCGTTGAAAGAGAACTTGGTGAGATGTCGAGCCGCTTGCGCACATTAGAGCGTGAGATGGCTGAGACCAGAGAGACATTAAAAGAACTTCACGACCTAGCGTTGCAGGCAAAGGGCGGCTGGAAAACGCTGATGCTGGTGGCTGGCTTTGCTGGGCTGATCGGTGCGCTAGGCGCGAAGATCGCAATGGTCATCGGGTTTCTGCCAAAATAAAATGAGCGCAATTACAACAGGGCGGATCGGCGAATATATCGCCGCTGCCGTCTGTGAGTTGCATGGTTGGAAAACTGTCATTTGCCCGATTGCTGGCTTTGACATGATTGTTACAAGAGGCTCTAAAATATATCGATGCCAGGTCAAAGCGTCATCGTTTCACGAGCCGGATGGCAGCCGTTACAAAGAAGGCAAATTGCAATGGCATTTTGGCATCGGCGGCGACAAACATTTCCCAACAATAAATGACTATGACTTTGCGGCCTGCGTGAGCATTCCTCACCGCCGTTGTCATTTCTTGGCAATCGAAAAAATTAAGACAATCACAATGTCTCGTTCTGGGACGATTTTTCACGACATGAACATTGAAAGCACAACTTTCAATGAAACTATGGAGATTTTGAATGAGCGCACTTCCTAACCGCAGACCTTGTATTTCGCAGGACATTGGAGAGGGCATGGTCGTGACGGTTAGTTATCACCCGCAGACAAGTGAGGCGGTTGAAGTGTTTTTAACAGGGCGTGGACATAAGGCAAGTGACAGCCCAATGACTGACGCACTTTATGAGCTTGGTGTGAAGGCCAGCAAACTGATGCAGAGGGATTTTGAAGATGACGAAGTTGCTTGAACTTATCAAACAGCATGAGGGCGTTGTCAAACACGCCTATCAAGACTCGATGTCATACTGGACTATTGGCTGCGGTCGCTTGATTGACGAGCGCAAAAACGGTGGCCTGTCAGACGATGAGATTGACTATTTGTTAGCTAACGATGTGCAGCGATGTGAGGCGGAAGCGGTCACATACCCCTTCTATGCAAAAATGGATGAGGCGCGAAAGGCGGTCATCATTTCGATGCTTTTTAATTTGGGGAAGCCCAACTTTGACAAGTTTCAAAACATGCAAGCAGCGCTCTTGGTCGGCGACTACAATCTCGCGGCAAATGAAATGCTGAACTCGTTGTGGGCGCAACAGGTCGGGCATCGTGCAAACGAGCTTTCGCAGATGATGCGGACAGGGGTTTGGAAATGAGTGTTGAGGGCGTTGCGCGTAAAATGCTTGAGCTTCGCATCTTGCCACGATTTATGATGGTCACGATGACGCTGGTTTACATCCGGTGCATTGAGTGGGCGCTGGCGATGCCGGACTTGTCCACGCAGCAGGCCAGCCTCATCAGCGTTGTCACAGGTGCCATGACCGGATCGCTGGCGGTGTGGCTCAATAGCGAGAAGCCGCAATGATACAGCTTCTTGGTGTTGTGGGCAGCCTCGCTCAGACCTTTTTGGAGGGCAAGGTCGAAAAAGAAAAGGCCAAATCAGAGATTATGAAAACCGCTGCGCAACATGACAGCAAATGGGAACTGATCATGGCAGAGTCCACGAAGGGATCGTGGAAAGATGAGATCATCACAGTGGTCGTATTAGCTCCCTGTGTGCTGGCGTGGATTGATCCAGAACTGGCTAGGCGGGGCTTTGATGTGATAGCCACCTTGCCGGATTGGTATCAGAACATTTTATACGTCACAATTTTGGCTGGGCTGGGTTTGAAAGGACTCGATAAATTTAGGCGCAAATAGCGACTCGAGTCGCAAATTTCCACATAGTTTCCACACCTCGTCAGGCTCATTGGGGGGCTGTCCACATAGTTTCCACACCTCGAGTCGACCCGCAGAAAACCGCCAGTTTCGTCAGGCTCATAACCTGAAGGTCGCAGGTTCAAATCCTGCCCCCGCAACCAAATAGTAAAACAAATCAAACATTTACCAGGTCGCAACTCTTCGGAGTTGCGGCCTTTTTTTGTGTCTTATACCCTCCATAGTGTCCACATTCTGTCCACACACCGTCAGGCTCAACCAACAATATGCGCATATTATGGTTGCATATAAGTAAATTATGAGCATACTGGTCATATAAAGAGTGATCAAAAGGGAGATCGAAATGACCAAAGTTTTTAAAATCACAGATATCGAAACAAACGTTGATTGGACTGTTCGCATCGTTTTCAAAGGTGACAGATACGGTCTTGATTGGTGCCTCAAGCACGATGAGGACGAGCCAATGATCGAATTTTACGATGCCGAATATGACTTTGAGGTCGATTTGGATGGGCGAGTTTTAGGCCAGTTTGTTTCCAGATATAACGCCCAAACATTGCTAAAGGACGAGCGCCAATCAAGAGGCCTCAACCTTCATGGCGGGGTGCCAAAGTGGTCAATCGGCAAAATGTGCATGAACGTCATTTCTTGGAAATGCTCAGAGATTATCGATGACAACAAGGCGGCGGCTTAACAGCCCCGCCATTTATCTTGAGGGAGATAAATATGACTAATTATAACGTGAAGCACAGCGGACAGGGGTTACTTACTGTTTATCAAGACGACAAAGAAACCTCATGGAAAATACAAAACAAAAATGGGCGGTGGATGTTGTACTGCGTTCTTGATGGCAAAACTCACGAACACCCTACAGATGTCGCCGATATAATCCACAACCCAGAAAAGTTATCGGTTCACTTGGACGGAGTGTTCGACTGCACTACTCGCAATTTAGCTTTCATTAGGTAGGGAGGCTTTAATATGGAAACCATCAAAGTAAATGATGTGGAGATCACCCTCGACAAAGAGGGTGACTTCAAAACCACGTTTGTGAAGCGGCCAAACTATCCCGATCAAGAGCGAGGCATCATTTGGTATTTTGACCTGGCTGGTAAGCGCAAGCGAGTCTACTGCGAACCCTCGCCGACCGCTTGGCATAAGCGCTGGATGAAACTGCGCGACGAACTTGCGGCTGGCATCCACAACGCAAACAAAGCAAACCTAGCATCGGTTGCAATGGACGCCTTGCGGTATCGTGAAGGGTTTGTTGGCAAGCCGCAGGGCATCCGGCCTCAAAGCCATGAGAACGATGTGCGCCATTTGAAGCGCCACGTTTTGCCGGTGCTTGGTGACAAGCAGATCCATAAAATAACGGTGGGCGACATCAATATGTTCATCGACAAGCTGATGCTTGATGGCAAAGCGCCAAAGACTCAGCGCAGCATTATCCACTCGCTGAACATGGTCTACAAATATGCTATCGACAAAGGCATCGTGTTCTCTAACCCCTGCGCTAGAGAGAGCCGCCGCAACATCAAAGGTGGGGTAGGCAACCGAGACGGCTATTCGGCTGACGAGGTTCGCCACATATTGGCTCTGGACATGCCAAGCTATAGCAAGGCACTGTTCAGCTTTGCCGCTCTTACAGGCCTCGCAGCAAACGAGTTGCAGGGGTTGCTTTGGGATAGCTTGGACATCAAATCGGGGAGCGTCACTGTCCGTCGCACAGGTTATCGCGGGGCGCTGCAAGAGACCAAGACAGAGTTCCGGGTGCGCACGATACCACTGCCGCCTAGCCTGATTGCGCTTATGCGCGAGTGGCACCTTCAATGCCCCTCACCGACTTATGTTTTCCCATCCGCAACAAACGTCATGGCGGATCAGAAGCATTGGGCTGGGCTTCTTAAAACGCTCTGCAAACACGCAGAGGTAGGCTTCAAAGGCATTGGGGGCTTCCGCAAGTTTTATCACACGCAGATGGAGTTGGACGGCGTACCGGCATCGATCCGAAAGTATCGGATGGGTCACTCAAAGAAGAGCAACATTGCCGAACAGCATTATACGGTTACTGATCTGAAGCTGGCGCAGAGTTCGGATGACATTCAGAGGATTGCGGGGCGGGTGCTTTCATAACGGTAGCATGCCGCCCATGATGACACCACGATAAGTCGCTGACCAACTCCCAGCCATTGCGCTGATACTCTTCAACTTGCGCGTGGATAACGTACCGAAGGATTATTTTATCCGCCACACGCGCCATCCGCAAAATGGGTGCTTTTTAACTTTAGCTGCACCCTGCCCATGAAAATGCCTGATTGAGCATTGCACCTGATATGCGCTTTTACTGGTTGGAAACATTGCAGACTCGCCCACCTTCATTTTTTGAGCAAGCAGACCACTCCACGATATTTTTCTGCCATACCCTTTGGGTGTTATAGAGTCCTCAACCCAGACAAATCTTCCCATGACAACTCTCCCTTTGCCATTTTGTCATGCAGCCGCCACCGCTTGTCGAAACAAGCGAGACTGCATAAAAACTCTTTTTTCCCATTGATGACCCACCCATCATCTTTGTAAAAGCATTGCGCCCCGCACTGCACACAGTTTGCAGCACGTTGGTCACTCTTCCGCTTCGCCATTTGCCGATGCCGATCTGCGCAAAAACTCCATGCCCTTTTCAAACATCTGTTTCTGCGTCATTTGCATTTGCGCTTGGTTTGTGCCGATAACGATCAGACACCCCTCGTCGTTGGGTATAACGAGCAAGGGGTGGTCTGGGCGTTCTGCGATGCTAGAAAGGGATCTCATCGTCCATTGCCGCTGCTGGCTGTGATGGCTGCGCTGCCGCGACAGGGGCGTCCTTTTGCGGTGCCTCTTTCAATCGACCGGCGATCCATTGGTCGTTTTTGCGGTATCCATTCAAATAGTAGGTCACGCCGTTAATCACGACCTTCCCATTCCAATCTGAATGCCAGTCCTCAGTCTTATTTGAGGCATTGTCATTTAGTGAAAAGGTCAACTCATCGACCCCATATTTTACTCTTGCTTGTTCAGCCATGTTTGATCTCCTCTGATTTGGCTTTCATAAACTCGTGTTGTTTGTCAGAAAATATTTTGACCATGTCTGCGCTGGATGGCTTGAGGCGGTTGAACAACATAGTCACGCCCTCGACCGTTTTCGCCTTCGACACATAATTGCGCACCACTTCGACAGACGCCTCATGTGAGCCAGCGCCTTGCACCTTATCCATGAAGATCTCCAGCGCCTTTTGTTGCGGAGTCAACTCTTGGTCTGTGACGCGCTTTATCTTGGGAGCGAAAGAGGCGGGTGACTCTTGAGGCAGGGAGGAGCCGCCGGAGTCACCCTGACCAGAAACCGGTGATGGAGTGACACCACCTCTTTGTTCTGGCTTTATCTCGTCATTATAAAGGCCGTTGTCCTCGCCATCATTATCACTGTCCTCAACGCCTTTTTCTGTGCCAAAGATGGATGCCAGCGCATACCGTTTTGCATATGTGATCGCGCCGCCGATCTTTTGATTGTTGGTGAAATCATCCACAATGACAGGGTATCGGCTCTCAATCTTTTCGCCGCTCTCGTGCATTACAATCGTGCGCACAAATATATGTTGCGCGTCAAAGTCCACCGGCTGCGAAAATGTCAGGCCATATTTTGCGGCCTCTTTGACATTGTTTATCACAGCGCCAATTGACGCATATTGCGATCTGTTCCCTTTTTTATCCGCCTCAAAACCAGCAGTGGCTTTGTGGAAACGGATCATTGCCTTTGCAAGCTCACTCATTTCATCACCTCAATGCGCTTTGATTTATTCTTTGCAACCTTCACCTGAATGCCGTGACCAAATGCAACGCTGGCATTTTTCGGCACAAGTTTTTTGATTTCTGTCTCAGCCTTCTTGCAGGCATCCATTGCCCCGACGGTCTGCGACCAAACCTCTGCCCATTGCTTCCAGCGCGGATCTGCCTGCGTCTGACTCATGTCAACAGGGATTGTCTCGTCATGTGGCACCGGTGCCTCGCTCGCCACGATCTCGTGGGGCGGCACACCCAAATCAACACAGCCCATAAAGTAAGTCGCAAGCCCGATCAATTCTGCCTGATAATTGGGGTCAATTTCGACTTCGTGCAGCGTTGGCTCGTTGCCTGCCCGAATGATAGTCAGCAGGCCATACGCGCACTTTTTGCCGGTGTATTCTTCCAGCAAATAGGCGTTCCAATGAAGTTGTGGGCTGTATTGCTTGCAGAGGCGCGGGACGACATCCTTCCACTCCTCATCGGCTTTCGGGCGACCCATCGTATATTTCGCATCGATGACGGCCTGCTTGCCGCGATATTTATTAACTGAACCGTCGAGGGTGCAGCGCATAATCGGGTGCTTTTTGCCCTTAATTACAAGCTGCCGATTAATTATCTCCAGTTTGTTTTTAAGCTGGCACCACTCAAGATTTAACTCTTCGGTGATATGCCCCATCAGCACAGGCCAAACGGTCGACAAATCGTCAGACTCGATCTCGCCACGTTTACGCAAATATAAATTATTGATTTTTTCAGCGTCGCCAGATGCCAGAACGTTTATGTCAGAGCCACCAACTGTCCCAAATCGCTCTGCAAGCGACTTTGTATCCATCTGAAACTTAGCAAAAAAGGGGCAATCCATACCCCTCTTTTACCATTGCGCATAATCAGATGTCAAATAATATGCGCATAATATTTCTATAGGGCATACTGAACTGAGACAACAGGTTCGATTTCGCATTGCGCCTCGTCGAACACTTCCTCGTCATCGCCAAGACTCACGACTATTTTTCCAGCCTTTGTCCCAGAAAATTGACAGAGCAGACCTCGTTCTTTTCCATTTGCGTCAAACCGCACCACAACCAGTCCACCCTCTCTAGGTTCTAAATCTGGATTTACGAATGCGATGTCGCCATTATTTATTTGAGGCTTTAAGTGATCACCAAAGCAGAAACAAGCATATGCTTTGTAATTTGAACACCCAGATGGGCGGTCAACTTTGCTCATCATTTGTTGTGTAAAATCGAAGCCTTTACCGTCCGGCAGCGGAAAACCGTACACTGTTAGCGTCGGCGATAATGCAGGCCTGTCGACCTCATTTCCATTTGAAGTCTCAACAATATCCGACTCTGATATTTTGAGAAACTCTGAGATTTTGGCTTTGTGAGGGTATATTTTGCGTTTGCCGCCCTCGATCCGGCTGTACTCAGCCTGCCCTATGTTTAGCGCTTTTGATAACTCAACTTGAGTTACATTACGCTCTGATCGCAATGCGCGTAAATTGTTCCGGTACATTTTGAAACTCCACTGGTGGTGGTGAATTAACCCCTTTCGACGCTATTGCACGTTTCAGGATTTGCGAATAACTCGTCTGTCCACGCTTTGACGGGGCGTTAACAAGGTTAATCCATTGATAGTCGCCCAAAGGCGTATTTGTTTGTTTAGCGTTCATAGCACAGCCCTTTCTATTTTTTTACTGCGAGTTATTTACTTTAAGTAAATATTTGAATAACGCAAGTTATAAGAATATAGGACACATATCTTGACACGTCGCTCAGAGCCAGTAATATGCCTAAAACGCATATTATTCACATATATTGTGGTGGGTCATGAAATTAAGCCAATATCTTGTGACAAACGGAATCAGTCAAAAACGCTTTGCGGCTGATTTGGGTGTCTGCCAGGCGACAATACATAAATATCTTTATGAGAAATCTGTGCCTTC